GATGCGAGCGCGCGACACTCGCCACGGTGGCCACCCACCCGCAGCAGCGCCGGGATAATAAACCGTGTCGCGTGCCGTGTCATGTCAAGAACAACACAGGGCCACATATCCGTCCCGAAAGCGAACATGTCCCACACGCCGGGGCGCACCCCGACAGCCCCCATGATCGAGACGGGGACGCCGTCCCGTTCCCATATCCAGCACATCGCCCCGCACAGCGGCAGCAAGCCCTGGACGATTTCCTCGGGGTCGTCCGTCCACCGGAGGGCGTAGATTTCCGCCCGGTCGCGTTCGCGCATGTTCAGGACGATATGCCGCAAACGGTCCTCGGTGACGGGGACGCGCTGATTGCGCGTCATGTCTTGTTCGCCGGCTCAAAGTTCACTGTCAGCGCGCCCAAGATCGCCGGCGCGGCATCGCTGCATGTCAGGGTGAAGCCGAAATGCGTGCCGTAGCCGCTGAAGGGGATTTGCTGGAGCGAATAGGTGTCGCCCGTGATGTTCGCCACCAGCTCGTAAAAGTCCGGGTTGTCGGTCTGCATCCCCACGTTGACGGCCCAATTCCCCGTTGCCATCGCACCGATCGAGACAGCCTTTTTGTAGGTCGTGGGCGTGTCGGCCGACATATGCGGGGTGCGGACGGTGGCAACGGAATTGTCGTAACTCACGCCGTTGATACCGCCATAGAGATAGACGTCGTTGCCCGAGCGGATGAACACCTTGGACCCGGCAACGGTCATGTGGTTCACGCCAAAGGGCAGCGTGAACGTGCTCCACGCGCTGATTTTCGCGGACGGCCAGTAACTCAGGACATAGATCGTGTTGCCGATCGCCAGCCAATAGCGCCCCGAGATCGGTTCGACGATCGCCTCAGCAAGCGCGACGTTTGGGTTCGTAGCGGTAATCACTTGGAGGATGTTGTCGATTGGCGAACCCACGTCTGTCACGCCGGCCGCCTGAGCGAGGTTCAGGACGCGCAGCGAGCGCACGCCGCTGTCGGACAGGAACAGGACGTCCCCCGTCCCGAACTGGAGGATGCTGCGGTTCGACACCGCGCCGATGCGCAGCACTTGCTGGACCGCGTTAAGTGTGGGGTCCGGGTCCAGATTGTAGAGCAGGCACACACGGCGCGAGAAGATCGCCACCTGTTTGTAATAGGCTTCCGTCCCGATCAGGTAGAGCGCGTCACTGTCGATATGCGCCATGTCGATGAACCCCGCGCCGGGGTTGACCGTGTTCGGGCCGGTCCCTGCTGGGTTCAGCGGGTTAGTCACGCTCGGATCGCCCACCCCCGAGAAATAGAGAATGGAACCGGCCACGCGATACATTTTCTGGCCCGACACGAGCGGGGCAATCCCGCCAAAGGCCGGGACGAGGATGCCCTTCCAGTAGTTGAGCAAAAAAGTCGGGTCCTGGCCCGGCGTCCCGGTCCAGGCCGCCACGAAAAACTGACCCGCCCCATACTCGGCCGCGTCAACAATTTCGAGAAGCCCGTCCGGGTGGGATTGGAGATAGGCGGCAATGATCGGAATGGGGCCGTTGTTGAAAGCGGTGTTGGGGATGTTGACGAGGGTTGCGGTCGTGCCGGCCGGCCCGGCGAAGCTGAACGTGTAGAGCTGTTCCAGGCCCCACGAGCCTGCGGTCGTCCCCTCCAGGCCCTTCGTGTTGTCAGGGAGCGTGGCGACTTTTACGAACGCCTTGCGCTTCTGGATTTCACCACCGGCCGTGATGACGCAGTTGTCCAGCGTGCGCAGCGAACCGGGTTGCGCGGTCAGGATGCTCCTGCGCGTGTCCAGGCCGAGCTTGAAGTCATCGACAAAAAGACTGGTCATCGGCCCGGGCCGTTCCCGTAGCCGATCGGGATGTAATCCAGGCCGATCCGCTGCCCGCGCACGCCCGTCCCGTCAGACTGGCCGCCGGCCACTACAAACGGCTTGGTTTTGTGCGCGCTCTGCCGCACGCGATACCGGCGGATATATTCCTGCGCCTTCTGGAGCTTCAGCCCGGCGTCAGGAGATTTCTGCCGGGCGAGCAATTCGGCCGCTGCAAACAGGGTGATGACGGTGGCGGGCAACACGCACTGGTCGCTATCGGCCACCATCCAGGGGATTTGCCGCGTCCCGCGAAACCGCACCAACGCGGCCTGGGACGTGGGGGTCGCGGGGGGCGCTTCGGACGGGATGGGCCACAGCTCGAACAGGTTCATGTCCGAGTTGTGCATCCAGCGTTGCACCGGCCAGGACGTGAAACCGGTATTCGAGTTGAACACGGCAAACTCGTCGGGGCCGATGCCATAACACAGCTCGCCATAAAGCGTGTTCCACACCAGCCAGGCATTGGTGATGTTGTCGAACGGGAGGTCCGCCGGGTAAGAATAATACCGCGTCCCGGCGACAAGCGGCGTGTCCCGGTCCACAATCAGGCCGGGCCAGTCGTAATCCAAGGCCAGTTCTTCCTGGGTGCGGTTCAGCAAATAGACGAGCTGATCGCGCATGTTGATGCCCGTGGCCGGGCTGGACGAATGGCCCGCCTCCAGGCGCAGGTTCGTGACGAGCGTTCCGAGAGATTGCACGGCCACGGGCGCGGGTTCTCTTAGCTGGCCGCGCCGTCAGCAACCGGGATCGGCCGGCGCGACGCACGGGTTGCCGGGGCCTCGTCGGCGGGCGGGGCGGGGGCGTCGGAGGGCACGTAATCGCTGCCCGGGGCGCTGGTCCCGTAGTCAACCGGGGACGAGGACGCACCGGCCGGCGCGACGGTCGCGTCCGGCAACGGCGCGTCCGGGACGGGCGCGGGCGCTGGGTTGGCCTTGGTGCCCTCGATGCGGGGCTTATAGCGGTTGTCGCCGTTCGGGAGCCTGGCGCCGGCGCCGGGGAAGATTTTCTCGCGGACGGTTTCGCCGCCGTAAGTCTCCATCAGACGCTTGAACTCGTCGTCCTCGTCCCGCTCGACGTGGCCGACGTCGAAAATGTTGGTAATGGCGTTCTCGCCGTGGAGATACCGCAACACCAACAGTTCGGGGTAGGTGACAGGGTTGAAAGCGTGGCGCGCGACCACGTTCAGAATGTCGCCAGCCAAGGCGACATCGCACGAAAGGAGCTGAAACTTGGTCATGTGGGGTCCTGTTTGTGGGGCGGGAAACGTCCACCCGTGTCTTTAGATACGGATGGACGTTACGCGACACTTCGATCAAGCGATGTCGTAGACGGCGGCGCCGTTGAGCTGCTGCGCCACCATCTGGCCCGTGCAGGTCAGGGACTTGTACAGGACAAACTGGTTCGGCGGCCGGGACGGAGTAAACGTGTGTTTCCACTCGTCCTCCATCGCCATCAGGTAGATGTGCCGGTCATCGAACACATAGCAACGCTTGGCAAAACCAAGGTCATCCAGCGTCGGGTCGTATTTCGGCTTAATCATGCCGACGCCAACCATGCCCATGCCCCCGTCCTGCGCCCCGGTAAAACCCGTCATCGAGTAGTTGCCGTTAGCGCGCGTTTCGGTTTCCATTGCGGCGATGAAAGACGAGCCAGCCAGGGCAACATTCGGCCGCGCCCCGTAGCGAATGAGCTGCCGGCTCTCGGCCTGGAGGAATTGTAACAGCGCGCCGCCGTTGGTCGTGGCCGACGTGATCGGCCCCTGCCCCCCGGCCGCCGCGTTGGCCGTGGTCGCCGCGCGGTTGCGCCACCATGTATTGGTGGTGCGGGTCAGGCCGCCAAACGTCCCCAGCGTGGGGGCGTCCACGATGATAGAGCGCAGCCCGGCCAGGGCCTTCGGATCGGCCACGCCATCACCCCACAGCAACGCGTTCATCTTGATCGCATACTGTTGCCCGAAATCCTCCAGCTTGTCCTGAAGAAGCCCAACGAGCGCGGTCATTTCACGCTTGCTGTGCTCGGACGTGGAGGTGCCGTTGCCTTCGTCGTCGGTGACGCTGATACCGTCGATCTTCAGCTCGGTATGGGTGAGCGTGAGGCCGATATGGTGCTCGCGCCAGGGGAAGTTCACACGCTGGATATTCGCCGGCGTATAAAAATTCACCGCGTCGTTGTGGGTGTAGCCAGCAACACCATCGTTCGTGCCGCCGGCGCCGTAAACGCCCTTCACGGCGAGCGAGATTGAGCCCTTGCCGCCGGGGAAGGTTTTGTACTTGCTCTCCATCATGTCCAACAGCGGCTTCTGTTGGATGGACTGCTTAAACGTCGTGCCCTTGTTCAAGTAAAAATCAAGCGCCGCATTGGCGATATTCGTAACCTCGCCGGCTGTGAAAGCCATTGCCGTGGTCCCCTTTTAGGAGGCCCGGGCACGCTCCAATCCCAACAAAGCCGCTTCCATGAGCGTCGTCGGTTCGGCCCGGGCGCTACTGACAGCACGAGCGCCGCTCGGTTGGGGACGCGTTGGGACGGGCGCGGGCATCGCTGCCGCGAACATCCGCGTGGCTTCCTCGTATGCGTGGTTCGCCAGTGCGACGGCCGCCTCGGCCGTCGTGGGACGGCCATGTTCGGCAATCAAGGCTTGCGACACACGCAGCACCGCTTGCGCTTTCTTCGCGTAGTCCGGGTCACGCGCCTTAACGTCAGCTTCCCAGCTCATCACGGCGTTCGTCACCACCTGGGCGGTGCGAACCTGCTGTGCCTCTTGCTCTGCGGCTTGCGCCGCTTGCGTCCTCGCCTGTTGCTGCCCCTGAAGGCGGGCATTGGTGAGACGCGCGACGCTGAGTTCCTTAGCCGCGTCCTGGCTTATCTCCCCCGTGTCAACCTGGTCTTGCAGGTCGGGCGGAAGTGAAAGGCCAAGGTGCTGGTTACAGAGTTCCAGATACGGCATGACGCCGTCCCGGAACGCCTGGAAATCTCCGCGTCGTAGAGCAGCGCCCACGCCGAGCAAGAGATTAACGTCCTCGGGCGCCAAATCATGGCGCTTGAGATAGCCGTCCATCTGCTGCCACTTGGCGACGTCGGGCTTGAGAGCATCAGCTTCCGAGCGAGCATCATTCCGTTGCGCCAGGAGCTTTTCGATCCGCGCCTTGGTCCGGGGCCGTAGGGCCTGGATTTCTTCGTCGGTCGGGTCAGCGTCAAGGGCATCGGTTGAAGGCTGGGCGTCGGTTTCGGAACCCGTGGTTTCCGGCGCGGCCGTGGTCCCCTCACCCTCCGGGCTCTTGGGGTTGACCTCAACGACGTTGCGGACGGCCTCAAGGAGGCCCGCGCGGTCGTCTGCCGGAGCGTTTGGCGGGGACGCGGTATTGTCGCCGGGGTCGGGCGCGGATGCCTGGGTTTCCGCCGAGTTCTGCGCAGGCGATGTATCGGCTGGGGACGCGGACGTCTCCAGTGCATCAGCGAGGGACGAGTTCGCGTTGCTGTCCTGGTCTGTCATCTAGGCTTTTGTCCTATCGACGTTGGTTGATGTATCACGTTACGGTCAACACACGCAACACTTTGAACGTGCTAAGGGACGGGCAGCGCACCCTGCGGCGTGTTCCGGGGACCGCCGCCCTGCCCCGGCATCAGCCCATTTGCGCCGGGGACGGGCGGCGTCCTCGGTCCCAGCAGGCCATTGACGGGCGGCGGGACGCGGGCATTGCGCACGCCTTCGCCGGCCTGCGCGGTCGGATCGTTGGGAGCGCCGCCCATCGGGGGCGCCATCGGCGGGGCCGCGCCGGGCGCACCGGCCGGGGCCGGTGGCGGTGGCGCGTTCGGGTCCGGCGGGGCCGAGGCGGCCGGGTTTTGCGGGTCCTGGGGCGGCGGCGTGGCGACTGTGCCCTGGATGCGGTTGATCGCGTCCATACTCGGCACGCCGGCGGCGAACGCCTCAGTCAGGTCGATCCGGTCGTCCATGCGCTTGATGAGTTCGCGCGCCATCCATTCGGGGTTGATGCCCGGGATGCGCTGCAACATGGGGAACAGGATTTGCGCGTTCATCACGTCTTGTTGCCGGTTCGGCCGGCCGGTGCTGCCGGCCTGGACTTCAAGATAGATGTTGTCAATTACATCCTCTTTCGACAGCTCGGGCCACACGGCCCCCGGGCCGATCACTTTTTGCACGGTCTGCGCCGAGACGTTCATGAGCAGGATTTTGCCGCCGGCCCGGGCGAGTTCGGTCAGCAGCTCGTCCTGATCGTCCAGGCACGAGGACAGGTCGGTGTGCTGGGAGCCCTGTGCGACGGACACCTCGGTCGCGCTGGAGGACGTGGTCTGTCCCATGCTGGCCTGGTTTTGTCCAAGCACGCGCAGGATGTCCTCAAACGAGCCGTTCGTGTCGTATAACGCGGGGTCAATTTCGGGCATGTGCATCGGCTGGATCACGTCTTCCACCTTCATCCCCGGCGCCAGGGCGTTGAGTTCAATCAGCGCGTTCGCCGGGTGGGTGGCGAGCTTGTCCTTGTCGTCCTGTTCGAGAATGCCGGCCGCCACAACAACCTTCGGCCGGTTGGCGCGGCGGTGCTCGCGAAGCCCCTGCCGCGCCCGGTTCAATTCGAGCTGCATGTCCCGCAACAGGTCGATATCGGACTTCGGATAGATTTCTTTGTCGTGATAGCCCTCGTTCAGGACCATCGGGAACCACGGCCAGAACCGGTCCAGATAGACGTCCGGCGCGGCCGGCTCGCGGAGAAAATCCGGGTAGCCGTCGCACGTGATGTACACGAGCCCGTCCTTGCGGGAGTAAGTCTCCCACACGGCCGCGCGTCCCCGTTGCATCCCGTCCTCGTCCCGGGACGCGGCGGTCACGTCCGAGACGCTGTCCCGGTCCCCGTCCGCCGTGTAGGCCCGATACCCCGAGCCCACGTCCACGTCATAGATTTCTTGGATTTCGTCAGGCGTGAGCATGTATTCCTGCGTCACCCAATCCGCGCCGAGGAAGCCGCGCAGCGACTTGCATTTGGTATCGGGGATGATCGCGGTGCTTTCGGGGTAGTCGAACAGCAAGCCCTCGCGGACGATGATTTGCGGCTCCTGCATGAGCGCCTGGATAGCCAGGCGCAGTTGTTCCGCCTCGGCCGTGTCCCGCTGGGTTTCGCCATCCGCGATGTCGTCCGACAGGCGCTCGATGGTCGCGAGCCGTTCGGTCATGTCCGCAATCCGCGTCTCGATTTCGGGGGACATCTGCATGGCACGCTGAAAGCCAAGTTTGACATACCCCACGCCGGCCACGATCGTCCTCCGCACGGTCAGCTTCATCATGGATTTGAGGGAAAACGTCTGTTCATCGACGTTATAATCCCATAACAGCTCCAGCGTTTTGGACACACGCTTGAGCATTTTTTCGTAACCCTGAACGTTTTTGAAGTCCGTCAGGATCGCCATTGCCTGCTGGCTGACGCCGGGCGGCGGTGCCCCCTGCTGGACGGGCATACCCGTGGCTAGGGCCTGCTGGGCCTGCTGGAGGGCGGCTTGCTGGAGCTGCTGTTGTGCCGCCTGGAGCGTCGCCATGTCCCCGTCCCACACGGCCGCCAGCATCCGCTCGCGTTGGCGGGCGACAACCTTGGGGTTCGTGGCGTAGAGGCTGGCGGTGCGCTGCTGGACATGGCGCAAGGCGATATTCGCCACGTAGCGTTTATCTTCCGTCGTCTGCGAGCCCAGGTCGCCGTCCCACTGGTCCCCGTGCGCGAAGTGCATGTTGCGGCGCATCCGCTTGAACGCCTTGGCGTGATGCTTTTTGTCTGCCTTCACCCGCTCCTGCCACTTGGTGACGAGCTGGCGGCGCGGTTCCTCGGGCTGGGGCGCGGTGCGTTCAACGCGCTTGGCCGCCGGGTCGGCCGGGTCGGCCGCGCCGGTCAGCGCCTCCAGGAGTTGTTGCGCAGCGGGGTTGTTCGGGCCGCCATTCATGTTACCGGACACGGTCTACCAACCTCCGTTTGAATGATTGCGCGCGTCGGCTTCAGCCCGCCGCCGCTGTTCTTTGAGCCAGCCGAACGTCCCCGGCTTGTTCGTGGTTTTCGGGGCGAAGCTGGGGGCGGCGGTCTGCGACGTGAGGCCGAGGCCGATATAGGCGACGGCGTCCACCAGATCGTCGTGCTGATCGTGCGGGAAACGCAGGATTTCGTCCCGCGCCGCCGGCCACCAGAACGCGCGGGCGGGCCAGCGCACTTTGCCCATCGACATGCGGCCCTGGATGGATTGCGCGCGGGTTTGCTTGTCCGCGATCGGGGTTACTTCAAGGATCGTGCAATAGACTTGTTCCTCCAGCATCCGCTTGCGCAGAAACGGGCCGATGGATTTGGAGATATGCGAACGCTCGGCCCACCAATAAAGGGGCTTATGCTTGCGCATCATGTTGAGCATCGCATCGACGGTGTGTTCGGCGTTCATGTTCCGCCAGATCACATCCGCGAGCACCCAAATATTGTCGTCCTCGTCCACGCCCACGGGCATGAGGCATGTTTTGTCGCTGCCGCGCGCCAGTGAGACGGCATGATCCGACGCGCAATAGACGCGGAGGTTTTCGGGCAGCTCGTTGGGCTGGTAGGTTTTGAGCCATTTGTCTTCAAAGAACGTCCCGCCCTCGGGATTGGGGCGGCCCTGATAGAGCGCCGAGAAACCGCGCGGGTCGCGGCGCTGGATGGAGCGCAGAAACGGGGCGCCGAAGCGGGACGGCCACAGAGCTTCGCCGGGCTTGCGTCCGAGGACGTCGTCCTCGCCGGCCAGCGCCGGTAGATCAATGATCCGCCATTCGGCCGCCTCTTGCTCGTCGTAAAAATCATTGGCGGGGTCTGTAAGTCTGCCAATGATGTCGTCCGGGTGCCAGCGCGTGCCGATAATGATGATTGCGCCCTGATCCGTCATCAGGCGCGTCCCGGCCACGCGGTTAAACCAGGTCCACGCGTTCTCCCGGATCGTCGGGCTATCGGCTTCCGCGCTGTCCTTGAACGGGTCGTCAATGACGAACAAGTCGGCACCGCGCCCCGTCGTGGTGCCGCCGCGTCCCACGAACGCGATGACGCCGCCATCCGTGGTTTCAAGGCGATCAGACGCGGCGCTGTCCGTCTTGAGTGCCAGGTTCGGGAACGCTTGGCGCGTGACGGGGTGTTGGATCACGTCCCGGACGGCGCGGCCCACGTCCTGCGAGAATTTGTCGTTGTAGGTCCCGAAGATAACGGATTTGCCGGGGTTGCGGCCGCAGTAGAAGGGCACGAACCGTTTGCTAGCAATCTCGGTTTTGCCGTGGCGCGGTGGCAGGGAAATAATGAGCCGCTTCATCCGCGCCGCCGCAACTTCCTCCAGCGCCGCAGCCATGACGCGGTGAAACCGCTGCGCGTCATACTGCGAGCGATTAATATCATCCGGGTCCTCGGGGACGGGCATGGTCGCGCTGACGAACGGCAACAGCTCGCCCTCGCGGACGCGCTCCAGTTGGATCAGCCGTTCCAACACGCGTTCGTAGCGCACAAGGGCCGGATCACGGGCAAGGGTGGGGCGGGATTTCATGCGCGGTTGAGCTGCCAGCCGTATTCATAGAGTTCCTGGGACGGGTCGCCCTCAGCAATTTCGATGTAGCGGACGGCCTGTTGGGCGCGGATCATCTTGAGCAGGACGGCGCGGCCGGCTTCCCCGCGCACCGCGATGAAGGCGCGCATGGCCGCCAGGGTCATCGCGCCGATCGCGCCGTCCACGGTGACGTCCGGGTAGCTCTTGCCGCCGTTGTTGAGCGCGTTCAACGCACGCTGGAGAAATTTGCCGGCCGTCCACGTGCCCAGGTTGATGCCGCAATCCAGCAAGTGCGCGGCAATCGGCGCGTCGATGTTCGCCACCAGAAAAAACCCGGGCTGCGTCCAGTAGCGGGCGCGATAAATCGCGAGTGCCTGGTCGCGCGTCATGTCGTGCATACTGCCGGTGTAACCGAACGCGCGGGCGACAACGGCCGTCACGCCCCAATTCGTCTCCCCGCCTTTGTCGTTGGGATCGTTGGAATATCCCTGTTCCAGATCGAGGCTGAGCGCAATCTGCGTGTCGAAAACGTCAGACACCGGGCTAATCCCCCTTCTCAGCGAGAAAATCGCGAAGTGCGTCCACCGCCTGACGCGCCACGAGGACGCGGGCGGGGTCGTAGTGCCCGTCACGCAGAAACGTTTTCATTCGCCGGATGGCGGAATTGACCCGCGCATTCAGAACGGTGAGCCGGTTGATGTTTTCGGGGCGGGACTTGCTCCAAGCGACATAGCGATCGGCGGCGGCCTGGGTCGTGGCGCTGTCCGCCAAGACGGCGGCCGGAGACGGGCCGCCGGGCGTGGCGGGGACGACGACGGGGACGGACGGAGACGGGGACGGGGACGGGACGCGCGCGGGCGGGATCGGCGGCACCGGCAGCGGCGCCTCGGCGGCAACCGGCGGCTCAGCGATCGGCGCCGCCGCGCAGCCGGCGCAAATGGCAAACAGCACAGACATGAGCGGGGGAGATTTCACTTGCTGCCCCCTTGAGCATTAAGTTTGCGGCCGGCGTCGGTCTGCGCCGCGAGCAGGTAGACGAGCTGGGCTTCGATGCGGGTCAGCCGGATGTCGAACGTGGAGAGGGTGCGGTCCTGGGCGCGTGTATCGGTGTCAACGGCGACGCGTCGGGCGTCGATTTCGCGCCGCATGTCCTGCTGCTGGGCGTTGAGCTGGGCGATGGCGTTGGCCTGCGACGTGATGGTGTAGGACTGCGCGGACATGAACCAGGCGCCGCCCGAAACCGCGCTGATGATCGTCAACAGGACAGACACGATCAGCCCGTAAGGGGTCACGCGGACGGTGCCCCGGCTGTCGCTGCTGCGATCGTGCAGGTTCATGCGCTCCACCCGTCATTTACGGCGCGGCGTAGGCGTTGGCGAAGGCGTTGAACAAACCAGCAATGGCAAAGTTGATGTCCCCGTCCGGGACGTTTGAGCCGCGCAGCGCGGGGCTGGCGTCAATCGTGGTCTGGATCGTCGCGTTCGAGGCGATCACGGCCGCCGCGAGGGCCTTGGTGTTGATTTCCGCCTTGAAATGTTTGTTGGCAAAGGCGATGCGATTGGCGTGGTTCGCGGTCGCCGGGTCCTCGTTCGCGACGTTAATACACAGGGTCATGGTAATCATCGCGACGCGCGCCGCAAAGGCGTCGTCTCGGGCGGCGGCGATCTGGTCGAGGATAGCCATCGGGGTTTGCTCCTAAGAGAACGTCCAGGGATCGTCTGCGAAAGTGTCATCGACGAGCGTAAGGTCGGGCGGCGCGGCGGTCGGGGGATTGCCGGCCGCGACCCACGCGAGATAATCCTGATAGTCGCTGTTGCCGGGATCGACCGGGATGAAAGCGCCGTCGCTGTCGCGAACGATCATTTGCATGGTCCCGGGTGGGCTGCTTGCAAGGGTGTAGGTCATGGCTACAAATCCGACGATAGCGTGAACAGGACGTTGAGGGCGTAGCCGCCGGACGCCACCACTACGCCCTGGACATAGACACCCCCCTGCAAAATGCCGGAGGTGAGGGTGTTGACGTTGTTAGAGCTGTTTGTCCCCAGCGTGATCGTCGGGGCTCCCCGCATTGGGATACCCAGCGGCAGCGTTTGAGTTACGGCGACAGAGGCAACCGCGTAACCCGCGAGGAAAACCTGCGACTGTTGATAAAACCGCATACAGCGAGCCAGCTCTTGCTGAAACGGCCGCCTTTCCAACGCGGTGGCGGTCGAGCCCACCTCCATCTGGACGCCGCTGATATTCAAGGTGGCGGTTCCGTTGGCGGTGAGCTGCGTGATGATGACGGCAAGCTGGAGCCCGTTGGCGACGGCCGCCGGCAGGTTCGGGAACGTGGCCTGGACCCGGGTGGGGGTTGCGGTAACAGTTATGGATTGGTTTCCCGCCGTTGCCACGTTGCCAAAGTTATCGGCGGTGGTGAGGGGGTAGGCCAGATTGACCGCGACCGAAAACGACCCGGCGGTTGTGCTCGCCGCCGCCCAAAAGCTCACCGTCACCGTCTGCCCGACGAGATCGAACGCATCCACGGACGGTATCCGTTGCGCGATGTTCATCGCGCCGTTCGTGAGCAGCGCGCAGGATGCAGACAAATAAAACCGGGTGCCGAAAGCGCTGCTGGACAGGACGCCGAAGGTTATCGGGCCGGTGGGGGCCGACACCAGCCAGCGATCGGGGCCATAGCCGTTTCCGGCAAAGGTGCCCGCGCCGCGCTGCTGAACTTCCATCCAGCCGTTATCGAGCCGGTTGCGGCCGGTGTTCCGTAAAGTTGTGGCATCGACGTATTGCCTGGTCGCGGGCTGGAGCGCGGTGACAGGGTCGGCCGCCAGGGTGATCGCGCCGGTCATCGTGCCGCCGGTCTTGGGCAGCGCGAGCGCGTCGGCCGCGTCCGTGTATTGCTTGGTGGCGGGCTGGAGCGCGGTTGCCGGATTGGCCGCGAGTGTGAGCGCCCCGGTCATCGTGCCGCCGGCTTTCGGCAACGCGAGTGCGTCGGCCGCATCCGTGTATTGCTTGGTCGCGGGCTGGAGCGCGGTTGCCGGGTTAGCCGCAAGTGTGAGCGGGCCGGTCAGCGTGCCGCCGGTCAGGGGCAGCGGAGGGGTCGTCCCCGTGACTTGATCCCACTGTGAGACATCGAACGGGCCGGGGTTCACCGTCGCCTTGGCGCGGTAGATGACGCCCGCGTTCACCACAAGGGATTGCGCCGCGTAGGTGCCGGTGGACAGGAACAGTGGCGCCCCGACCAACGCGCTGTTGGTGCTCGCGGCGAGCAAAGCCGTGAACGTGGCGATCTGGTTCTGCGTGTCGGAGACTTGGACGTCTGCGTGGTTCGCCCAATAGCGCGCCGAGAAGTGGTCGCCCGTAATGCCCGTCCCGGCGAGGGTATCGGCGGGCAGCTCACCGGGGAGGTATTCCGCCCACGCCTGGGCCAGCAACGCGCTCGCGGCCGAGGGGGCGTTGAAAATGTTGATGATGTTGCCAGAACCGCCGGAGCCGGCGGCGTAGGCGGCCTGGACGGCGCTGCTCTTGAGGCTGCCATCCGCGTTCAGCGAGACGGAGACGGCGTCGATCAGGTCAGTGATAGCGCCGTTGGACCGATTGAACTCGGCGTCGAGCTGCACGCCCGGCTGCTGCGACGTCGGGTTATTGGTCGAGTTCGCGGTGAAGCTATACCCGAGGACGGGCGCGGACGGGATCGGGGGCGGCATCTTACGCGTCCCGGGTCCAGGCGCGGATATATTGGATGTCCCAATCCCAGCCGTCCGGGACGCCGCCTTGCGGGACCATCTGTGTCAGGTCGTTGAAGTAGGAGCCGATCTGTAGGCTCGCAATCAGGTGGGCCGGCGGATCGGTGTCGGCCCACACATAGGTGCGGCGGCGGTAGACCACGCCATCGAACAGAAACGATAGGACGCCATCGGTGTCCCATTGCAGGCCGTAGGTGTGAAAATCCGCCGTGATGTCCGCGATCGGGTGGCCATACCAGCCGTCGTCAGGACGGCCCTCGGTCCACTCCATCACGCCCGGGATGGGCACATAGAACGGGTCAAGGTCGAGCGGTCCCGGCTCGCCCGGGCGCGCGAACCGCGCGTCCTGGCCGCCGGTCGGCGTCCCGGCGATCAGGTAGTGTCCCGGCTCCACACCGTTGAAGCCGAACTCATCGAAGATGTCGATTTCCGGCGGCCAATTCCGGCTGGCGATCTTGCCGGGGACGCCGGGCGCGGCCCACGGCGCTTGTTCGCCGGGGTTGAGCCAAAACGCCGGCCAGGAATACATCCCTTTCGGCATCTTGCAGCGGATTTCGACGAACGAACCAGGGCGGATCGGCTGAACGAAGCGCAAAATTCCTGACACAATATTGGGGTCGGCACAATTATTTGCGCTACCATCGGCCAACCCGCACCACGCTTTGAGCGTCAGCTTGTCCGGTCCCAGGACGTGGACGTCCTGGGGCGAGCCTTCCTCAAAGTATTTGTGACGGGAACGATAATTCCCATAGAGCCCGTCGCAGCCGTCCCCCCAGGGTCCATGCACCTGATAGCTGCCGTCCCAGGACGGGACGGTCGGGTTATTCTCTGCGTCGGAGTAAATATACCAGGGATAGGCGAGCGATTTCGGCTCCCCGAACATATTGGCCTGCGTCTGTACCGTGCTGCCCGCCACGCTGGTCCCGAACGTCGCGTTAATAATCGGCGTCCAGACGCCGGGGCAGCCGGTCGGCTGCGGCACAGCGGGCACGGGCACGACGGGCACCGGGATCGCGGTTGCGGGGATGTCGATTTCGATAGAGCCGCTGTTGGTTTGCAGCTCGTTCGGCACGGGCGGCGGATAGAACACGCCCCCGATCGTGACGCCGAGCACATACAAATTGCGGTCGGTGGCCGAGCTGCCGCCCCAGGCGTCGTTTTTGAAATAGACGACGAGCTTGTGCTTCATACTGGGTGGCCACACCCCTTGGAACAGGAGCGCCTGCGCCTGCCCCGGCGTGGCCTGGACCGGGAACTGGCCTTGGATAATGTCGTCAATCCAAATTTCAGCAATGGCGTCGGCGGGGTCGGCGGCCGGGCGGTATTGGTCGGCGCAAAGCGTGACGATCGCGGTATCCATTTTGAACCCCTAGCTTGCAGCTCAAACCAGTTTTCTACAGCCGATAGAACGCACCCGAAACGTGGCGCTGCACGCGACGCTCTGTACGGCGCGACATGTGATCCCCACGAGAAGCTGTGTTAGCCCGCTGGTGACGGGGTAGTTGGGCGCACGCAGAACCCCGGTGTGAGCTACGTTGACCGGCGGGCCGGAAGACGTCCCGCCACTGTTCCAGTTTGTGCTAGAGAGAAATGAACCAGGGCCTGTCGGAGTAACTTCCAGTGATGGCCCCCATAGGCCGGCCGTCCCCGCATCGACGTCGATTTGGCAGACCGTCTCCAGCTTATCGCCCGTGGTTACGTTACCCACCGGGATAGCCTGGGTCAGCGTCAATTGCTGGTTCGCATCGGCGGCCGTCCCCGAAACGATAAACTGCTGCCACTCGACGCCGTTCTTCATAACCTTACTGGCGGCGACTGTCAGGTTCGCGGTCGCCGTGGCGGTCCAGCCATCGGCCACACTCCCGGTCACGCCCGCGCCCGATACAGTGCCCGCCGTCCCGGTAAGGAGCGGGTTAGTGTTGAGCATGCAATTGACGCCGAAAGTGGCGTTGAAGAAGCCCCCGTTGACGACTGGGAGAAGTGAGGGGGCCGGCATGATGGTGTTGACGACGTCTGCTATCGCCCGGCCGATGTAGTAGTGACCGAGCGGCGCCGGATGGAGGGCTGGGACGTCAAAGAGTATTCCAGGGAGAGGCCCGCCGTTCCCCGCAGGGTCCGCCATGTAGGGCCACGGGTCCGCTACGATGATGCCCGGCGTCCCCTGCAAGTCGAGGATCGCCTGACGGACGCGGAGGTGCTGAGACACGCGGCTGGCGTCCCATCCTCCCCCCGTTGTCGCGCGTGGAAGCTCGGGAAGGGCAATAACCAACTTCCCGTTGGCGGCCAGAGACTTCGCAAGCGCCACCATTGGTGTCGCGCTGTCGGTGCCGGTGGCGTCGTTGACGCTGCCGAGAAGCACAACAGCCCGCGCCGGGGAAGCGAGAACCTGCCCGAGACGAGCCGTTATCTGCGCGGAAGTCTCACCCGCAACCCCAAAGTTTGGCTGGTCCACGGGACGCAGACGCCCGTTTGTCAACATGGCGGCCCAATTCAAATACCCCGTGGCCGGAAAGCGAGGCGGGAAGCCGAAAAAACTGGAAGCCGAACGGCTGTCACCATATGCGCAGAAACTCATTACCGGCGGGCGGTCCAAGCGTGGCTGGACCGTGGGGGTGCCGTTCTGATCGCCCACAATCAGCGCGCCATCGACCGGGTTAAACGCAAGTTCGCCGGGGAGCATGTTGTCCGGGACGGTCCCGCTGACCGGCGTGGACGCACGCATAAGGACGGGCGACGACGGGGACGTGTTAAAGGCCATCCTACTGCACCGCGTTTGTTGGGTTGTGGTGCTGTTTACGCCCTACACACGCAACAACGCAAGATTTCGTTGGCCGGTGCCCGTCCCACTGTCCCGCCCCGCCTAGACGTTATCGCTTCGTAACCAAAAGTTTGAGTTTGGCGAATTTTGCGTGCGTGGGGGTGACAGTTCGAGGCCCCCGGCGCGAGAGGGGGGAGGGGGCGGACTTGGGCGGTGGGGACGGGGCGGGACGGCGTCCCAGGACGGGGCGCCCCCTATGTTAGGGGACGTCCCTGTCCTGCAAGCCATTGGGGACGCTAGGCTTTTCCCCGTCCCTGTGCTGCAAAGTGCAGCCTAAGCCGTCTCAGCTCGCCCTCCAGCTCAGGACGCGAGCACTCGGACAAGGGCTTTGCAGCCGTCCCCGTCCCCGGTGCCACCTGATGCCGGCCCAACAGCCCCCGGGCTTCGAGGGCGGCCCTCGCGGCGGCCGTCCTGGCCACCGGCGGCGCCTCTGTGTCGCGAGCGATCCGCTCCAGCAACGAGACAAGCCCGTCATCCCCGGATTTGTCTGGCAGCTCGCCACCTGGCGGCGCGACCTGGCTGCCAGGCGGGACAGCCAGGCCAACGCGCCGGGACGGCGTCCCAGGACGGGACGGCGTCCCAGGACGGGACGGCTTGGTCATGCAATCTCACTCCTTGCGTCGCGGCACGTCCCAGGACGCGCCAACATTTCGGCTTCGAGGGCGGCGACGGCTCGCGGCCATGCCGCTGGATCGGTCGAGCCCCAGGCTGCAAGCATCATCGGACGATGGTGGACGTACCGCATGTGCTGGGCTGCCGCCCATAGTGCATGCGCCGCGAGCCCTGGCGGGATGCGTCCTTCGCGGCGTGCTCGGTTGATGATCGCCCGGGCGGCTCGGATTGCCTTACGGCGCGGCGTGAGGCGCTTCACCAGCGACCCACCCCCATGCGCCTTGCAGGCACGGCAACCGGAGACAGCCGGTTGCCGGCAGCCCTCGCGGCAGCATTGCGGCACGTGCGACCAGCCCCGGTTCCCCTGCTGCTGTAGTGCCCTGATTGACCCTAGTTTGCCTCTCCACCCACCGCTGGGCATGTGTCCCTCTCCTTGTTTGTCTCATGTTCCTACAAATTGCCTTGCGTCCCGGGGTTTCATATGTGAAATGTTGACCGCTTCGAGACACCACCACACACCAAGACAACCACAGGACCTATATCATGCAGTTACCAGGAAACAGCCGCGCATTGCTACGGGATGCGGTGCGCCGCGACCCCTCGCACGTCTCTCTACTCCCCGAAGGTGAGCGCGTGTCGAACCTGTCCAAAGCGGACTTATTGGACATCGCGGATCGTTTAGGCATCGACGTCGCCGCGATCGTGGCCCAGGCCACGGCCCCGGGCGCCGCTCCTGTCCAGAAAACCCAGGACGAGACGACCGACCTGTTGACGGCGCCGGAGGACGAGGACGCGACCGAGGACGACGCGCCGGCCGAGGACACGACCGAGACGACGCGCAAAGAAATCGAGGCCGAGGCCAGCGCACTTCGCCGCGCCCTCGCCTCTGCGATGGTCGAAGGCAACTTCGATGCGGTGACACTCAGCATCGTTGACCTGCTGACGGAGGCCCGCAAACCGGCCGTTGTGGAAACGCGGATTGAGTATGTCGCCGCCCCCGCTGGGACGGACCCCAGCACAATCCGCACCACGCCTGTCCCGGTCCCTGCGCCGACCCACACCGCGACATGGTCGAAGCTGTTCGGGATCGGCGGCGCAATGGCGAACAAGAAAATCAACATCTACGCGCCAACGCCACTGACCCCGCGCATTGACGACCGCTACCGCTGGCCCGAGGGCGTGACACAAGCCGCACTGTGCGCGCTGGGACGTGGCCGCAATGCGTGGATGTTCGGCCCCGCTGGGACGGGCAAGACCAGCTTTGCCGAACAGCTCGCGGCCAGGACGGGACGCCCGTTTTTCTTAGTCTCATGCGACGACACGACCGAGGCGCCGGAACTGCTGGGTATGACCGTACCGCACAGCGGGGGCGTGCGGTGGCAAGATGGGGTGCTGACCGCAGCAATCCGCGTGCCTCACGCAATCGTTCTGATTGACGAGCCAACGGTGGCCCGCGCGGGCGCCATCATGGTCCTGCAATCGGTTCTTGCGAGCGGGATACTCAGCATTAAAGAAACTGGCGAGGTGGTGAAGTGTGCCGAAGGGGTGCGCTTTCTGTGCGCCGACAACACCAACGGCACCGGGGGCGGGACGAGCGAAGGCTACGAGGGAACCCGCAGAATGAACCGCGCCACACTGGATCGTTTTTCGACCTTTCTAAAACTTGACTATATGACACCAGAAAACGAAACCGCCGCACTGGTCGCGCACACGGGTTGCACGCCCCAGCTTGCGGAATTGCTGGTCGGGTGCGCCGCCCTCACGCGCAAGGCCAGAGTGACGCACGCATTGGGGTTGCGCCGGCTGATCGCCTGGGCCGAAGCCCTCACGGATGGACTGGAGGTTAGAACGGCTTTTGAGGTGGCAATCCTGAACGGCTGCGCACGCGACGACCGCGAGCCGACCGAGCAGTGTTGCAGCCTGGGCTTGGATAAAAAGCAGATCAAAGACGCGATAGCCGGCATCACCGCCCCGCCCGTGACAGACGCGCCCCTATCCCAAGCCGCCGCCGATTTCACCTGATCCGCAAACCATAAGGAGCAACCACCATGCCGCTTTATGCCGAGGTAGTCCGCGCAGCGCGTGAGACAGTTTCGACCATCCTTCAGGGACGGCTGAAATTTCCAATCGTTCTAGACCTACGCACGGAAGGCGGCGAAACCGCCTCCGTTGGGCTGTTTGGTTCAACCGTAAAGATGAACCTCCCTTCGTTGGGCGCCGATGTGTTTCTCACGCGAGGCGAAGCCGATCGCATCGTTGCTCTCGTAGCACACGAATGCTGTCATGTGCTGCATACCAACTGGCAAGCGTGGGGGCGCGCGACATCCCTTCCCAAGCTAAAGGAAATGACAAATTGGATTGAAGACGTCCGAATTGAAAAGACCGAGTTAAAAGCAGGCAAGTTGCCTGGGCTGCTAGATCTGCTGAGCCATATGGAAGCTTATGACTACTACAGGGCAGAACGCGCACGGCGCGCGTTCGGCCTGCCTCCGTGCGGTTCGCGTTACGAAGATTTTGGCTACGTGTTGGCGACCCTTGGCCGCACCGCCAACGGCTGCACAATACCGGGCTCGGCCGCGCTGCGTGGCAACGTGCCCGCCTTTGCTCGTCCAGTCCTTGACGAGGCGCTGACCCGCTTGCGCAAGCTACGGGACACGCACGGCGCGGTGGACCTCGCGCGCTGGGTGCTGGCTGAGCTGCACGCCGCACAGCAAGCCGCCCTACCGCCCCCGCCCCCGCCGCCCCCGCCGCCCCCACCGCCCCCACCACCCGCGCAGCCCAAGCCCGAGGACAAACCCGAGGACAAGGACGGCCAGAGCGACGACACGGACGGCCAGAGCGACGACACGGACGGCGATCAGGACGGCCAGGACGGCGGCCAGGGCGACGACACGGACGGCGATCAGGACGACGACACGGACGGCCAGGACGACGGCCAGGGCGACAACGGCCAGGGCGATGACGGCCAGGGCGACGACACGGACGGCCAGGGCGACGACGGCCAGGGCGACGACACGGACGGCCAGGGCGACGACGGCCAGAAGTCTACAACCTGGGCAGCATCGGACGGCGCGGGCGGACTAGACCCAGCCAGCACCATGCAAGCAATGATGGACGAGCTA